TAATGATGCACTCCAGAGTATAGAGTTTCATAACTACCATACTTCTCTAGCAAGTGATTATTGAATGCTAATTGAGACTTTGGCCACTCTTCATAAACATTTTGTATGTTGTTAGACAATAACACCACCCAATCTAAGGTTGAATCACCATATATCTTCTCTGCTACTTGATCTGGACGCTCATCGCCCATAATTTGGTATTTTTCAAAATAGCTGATATTTTGGAATAAATCCTCACGAATCTTTGCTCGCTTGAATAGGTTCTTAACGACGGTATAGTCGTTAAGAGAATTCTTTTCTATATCTTTTGATATGTAAGCGAGAAATGGTACGTGACTGAAATAATTTGCCATTTTTTAGTAACCGATTGGATGATTCTTTGCGTTTCCTTCGTCGTAATCTGTGGAGTAAAGTGGGAGAAGTTCCATGAAGGTCAAATTGATTGAATATGAGAACATGGTTCCCTTCTCACCAACCGTCATGTATGATCCATCTGGAGTGTAATCAACATTAAAACTTTGAAGACCACAATCCTTAATCATGTTTATACCAGGATGTTTCTCAGCTGATTTATGTATATATTCCAGACGGAATACGTTAGGTGCCTTCAAGAATAATTGACTTTTTGTTTTTTTAGCTGCCATATTGACCTTGAAGAATCTGATGATCTGTTTGATCACATCTGCTTCGGATTCGTTTCTGGCAGTTAGTTTGAATGTAAATGAGAACGATCTTAGTTGTGGACCTTGGAACAAAAGTTCTGTATTGGGGTTAAAGATTGCTCTAGATTCTCTGGGAAGTATATTGGTTCCGATGATAGAGTTTGTAATTGCGGCAGTAATTGCTTTCTTTACCGCTCCGCCATTGGCAGCTGCATTATCAAGTGCTTTTGATAATTCGCTCGTTAGACCTTTACCACCACTTTCCATCGCTCCCATTGCTATGCCAGCTTGAGCGATTTGACCAGCATTCAGGGATTCTTCGTTCCAACCAACAGAGTTTGTGTCAGATAAAGTACCTTGAAGTGGTAGATAGACAGACTTGCCAATTACAGTATTTTCTGTATACTGGACAGCAAATGAAGCGTTACTAACTTTTGCTGGTTTATATTCTAATGCTGAGAACTTTATATAATCAGTTTCTAATTTTGCAGAATTTAATGGGTAATATAGATCTGCTTTAAGGGAGGCACTGGAGGCAGATAAACCTTGAATATCTCCAGTTTGAAGAGATGAACTCAAATCTGTAGATCTATTTGTTCCATCATCACCGTCTTGCCCACCATTTGCTGGATTATTTGGATTTTGTCCAGATTGCTCATCTGGTGAGTCTCCTCTGAATCCTGCCTTTTCTACAGCAGTTGGGGGAGTTCCTCCATTTTGCTGAGTTTTTCCATTGTCCCAGGTATAATTTCTAGTATTATCTAATGAAGCTCGAGTTCGTTCATTATTGACTAGACTATTTAATATTGCTGGATGTAAATTATCTTTATTTTGCGCCCATTCTGTTGGTTCATATGTACCATCAGCATTTCTAGATGCTATTTTTTTATCTGGATCTAGTTGTTGCCTTTGACCTAAGCGATTGTATTCTTGTAAGTAAACATCAGTTTTGCCTGTTGTTGGATTAACAACAGTAACATAATTTTCAGATTCTGTTCTTCCACGACGTGCGTTTCCAACAGCGCCTGGTGGGGGTGGTACATATCCTGTTAGTTTTTGTGGAGGTGATACAAAGACCTGCTCACCACCACCTTCAATAGTACTTCCAGATGTACTTCCAGTTTTGAAGAATGTACCTTTGCTACTTATGCGTGCGTTTTCTGCCATGTTTATCGTGAATTGAAGTCTGCATCATTTTTACCATAACCTTTATAGATTCTTGCTCCCCTGAGCATCTTCCTAAAAGTTTGGTTATTCTTCTTCCAAATATCCCTGACGTTTAATGGACGTGGTTTACCGTTTTGAATAGAAACAAAATCTTCAATTGGTAATGATGAGGCAGTTACCCACTCGTCAACAGCAATGTCTAGGAGTACACCTTTAATTTGATCTATGTTATATTTAGATATGGAATTATAGGGTAATGTCAATAAGTCACGCTGCAAATTTTGTACTACTCTGGATCTTTTTATGGGGTGTATATAATGTAAATTGCACCCTGTAAACGAGGTTCCTTCAACTCTTATGCAATACACTAATGGGAAGGGATCAAATACACTTACATCATCTTTGTCAGAACTGTATTCAAACATAAACAAGTGACCTTGTTTAGGAAACCTTCTAATTAAATTTTTATCACGATCTTCTTCTGCTTCATTATTATCTTTTCGTTCATCCCTAATGAATAGGTCTGGTTGAGCCATATATCGCTTTGTTAGTCTACGAAATGCTCTCCTATAAAAGAATGGGGATCTCCCATTCTCTATGTCTACCTCCTCTCTTAGATCTTCAAAAAGAGTCATTACTTGATTCCTAGTTCGTCTTCTGTTATAATCTTGAATTCCAACTTTCTATCTTTACACCATTCAACAGCAGCCTTCCACTTAGCAATATTCACTTCATAAGTTTTTGCTTCATTAATAAAAGTCTTGGTTGCTTTATTATTTTTGGGTCTCTTTGGTGGTTGAGTTTGGCGCTTTGGTTTAACTTCTACAACGTAAGTTTTGGTTGTACCTCCTCTCTCTTTTACTTTGATTAAGAAGTCTGGAAAATAACGATGTACTCTTCTATCTAATGGAGATATGTAGGGTATGCAGAACTCTTCGCTTGCCCACTCAACAATATTTTCATTCAAATCACACCAAGCACAAAATTTACGTTCCCAACTGCTTCTGCAAATAATGTTCTTGGCGTCACCCTTATACTTCTTTGGGTATGATGGATAGTACCGACTCTTAATACTTTCTCCCATAAGTTGGCTACATATAATATAGACGTATTATCTTTATTTAGATGTCATCTTCTGGATCACTTGGTATAAATGCTGGTGTATCAATGAATAAGTTGAAGAGTAGGATTTTAAACCCTGCTCAGACTTCGATTTATTCTGTTTTGATGAATCAACCCGCACTATTCCCTTCTTCTGCTCCTCAGGTGGATAAGGAACTTCTGGAGTTGACATGCGTTGAAGCATCTCTTCCAGGATCTAGTATTGCTACTGTTGAGACTGCTAGAGATTTTCATGGCATTGTTGAGAGACATGCATATAGTCGTTTATATGATGAGACAATTGACTTAACGTTCTTGGTAACTTATGATAGTAATTATCTCCAGATCAGATTTTTTGATTACTGGATGAAATTTATTGTTGGTGAAAATGAATTGAATGATAGGGACCTTGCTCAACCCATGATACAGAGAGCAAGATTTGTTGATGACTATAAGACTTCTATGACTATTGTTAAATTTGAGAAGGACATGGGGCATGGGCGTAATTTAGTTAATGATATTTTGGAATATCATTTTGTTGATGCATATCCAAAGGCAATGAATACGATACCTGTAACTTATGATGCATCTCAACTTCTTAAAGTTACCGTGTCTATGAACTATACAAGATTCTTTATAACTAATACTAAGTCTAAAACTGACCCTGCATATAGTCCAGCTTGGGCAAAGTCTGCATTCTCTCCTGGAAATCCAGACGTTCCCGCATTCGCCTTTGGTGATAATCCTAATCTTAATCTTGTAAATACTGACGCATCATTTAACTTGTCTGGAGGTAATTTTAATTACAGTGTACCTCCTCTGAAGTTTACTCCACCATTGACTGACAACTAATAAATAACACTACCTGAATTTGTATTATGCCATTACCTACTATATCAGCTCCCACCTATGAACTTGAATTGCCTTCTACAAGTGAAACAATCAAGTACAGACCATTTCTTGTTCGTGAGGAAAAACTTTTAGTTCTCGCTTTAGAGAGTGAAGATCCAAAGCAGATTACAACAGCAATTAAGACTGTAATTACTAATTGCATTCAGACTGAAGGAATTAATGTAGAGAAACTTCCTACATTTGATATTGAATATTTGTTCTTGAATATTCGTGGTAAGTCCGTTGGGGAAGAAATTGAAGTTAATGTTCTTTGTCCTGATGATGAACAGACTTATGTGCCTGTAAAGATTAATATTGATGAGATTCAGGTGAAGAAGAATTCTGATCATAGTAAGAATATAAAGATTGATGATAAGGTTGCGATGGAGATGGGGTATCCTTCTCTTGATCAGTTCATCAAGAATAATTTTGACTTTAGTGATACTGTTGGTATTGAGCAATCATTTGAACTAATTGCAACATGTATTGAACAGATTTTTACTGAAGAAGAATCTTGGGTAGTTCGTGACGTTCCCAAAAAAGAAGTTATGAACTTCTTGGAGCAAATGAATTCATCTCAATTTAAACAGATTGAGAAGTTTTTTGAGACTATGCCTAAGTTGTCTCATGAAGTTCCAGTTAAGAATCCATCTACAGGAGTCAAAAGCACAGTTCTTCTTGAGGGATTATCCAGTTTTTTCGGATAGCCCTCTCTCACATGGATTTAGAGAATTATTATAAGTTGAATTTTGCTTTACTTCAGTACCATAAATACTCATTAACTGAGGTTGAGAATCTAATTCCATGGGAGCGAGAAGTTTATGTTGAACTGCTTAAGGCTCACTTAGAAGAAGAGAAGTTAAAAGCCGATCAAGCAAGATCTAATAGCTAATGGCAAATAAGTTACCAAACTTTTTATCTGAATATATCCCTTATTCTAGACTTGTCAAGAGAAGACAGGGATTTAGAAAGTCCGTTGCCAGTTACATGGAACGGTCGAAAGCTCTTATTGGTGACGCATATGATGTAGATTACGATAAGGTACAGTCAGTATTTTTAAGGGCGTGGGATAATTCTGAGAAAGATTATCCATCACCTTCTGTTATTACACCACAAAACATAAAAGAGTTTGATACTTTTAATGAGTATTGTCTCTTCTTGTGGGAATATTACGTTGTAGACAAGAGCAAACCAAAAGAAGTAAAACCACCACCAAAGGTTCCAGAAGAGAGAATTCCTGACATTCCTCAAGCAGAGTCTGAGGGTGAGTTTGAAGGATATGGTGATGAAGATGATCTTCTCTCCATGGGTAATCTTGGTGCCAAGAAGAAGACTGGTGGTTTACAACTTTATGAGGGTGTAAAGGAAACAGATTCTATTGGTGAAGAAGAGATTGATGAGAGAATCCTAAGACTGCTGGGATTAGACTTTATTGGTGATATTGATTATGCAACATATAGTAGTCTTTTAAAGGAATGGTCTGTTGCTGCTAGGATGGCTGACTCAAAGGTCAGTACTGAGGAAGCAGAATTAGTTACAAACGAATTTAGAAGAGTAAAAAGCAAAGTTGGTCGATTTAAGATCAATAAAAAGGTTGTCAATCGAGGTGAAGTATCACCCATAAAGAAGGCAGCGGGATTTATTACAGGTTCTCCGCCAGATCAACCGCCATTATTACCACCAGGAGATGGTGGTGGTAATGGACCTCCAAGG